AGGAGACGCTTCATCAATACCGCAGAGCCCTCCGCAGCCATGAGAGCCACCTGTTTGATCTGTGGTGGCATCTGTGGATTCATGGCGTAGGACAGCATCTGCATGTAGTTCGTGTAGAATTGCTGGAGTTGCTGGAAGACTAGCGTTGCGGTGCGGATCTGGGCGTCCTTCGAAGTCGAAGCATCAATGGCAGTAACGCCAACCTTAAGTCCCTTACGAATAAGATCGAGGGGGAACTTGAGGACGACGTTGACGAGCTGGCCGTCTTTTTGACCGACAGCGACGAAGGGCTTTCCGCCTTGGTTGTACTGTTGGTATAGTTCGAGAATTCGAGTCCCAGCTTCGGAGAGTCCGTGTTCGACCTCTCGTAGAGTTTCACCAAAACGCTTATCGCTCTGCAGCAGCATCTGTTGAGTCGTATAAGCAGCACCGTAGCCCACAGAAGGAGAGGCGTTAGCCTGGACATAGTCGTTTACTCCAGTGCGGCGCTGGGCCTCTTGACGGGTGACGCTTTCGCTCTCGACTTGGGCGGTGAGCGATGCGCCGAGTCCCGCGCCAAGAGCCACTGCACGAACGTCCTTCGATGGGTCGCGGACGAGCCAGACCTTTCCAGGATAGATCGGCTCGTTCTTACGGATGTTGGTGTTCTGCGAGTTTACAGCATAGGTTTGGGAGTTCGCAACTGTTCCGTTGTCGATACGCTGGTTATGCATGGCAGTCATCTCTTCTTGGTAATGGTCGAGCATCTCGCAGAGACCGATACCATAGAAGGAATTGGTGTCACGCATGAAACAGCTTGCGGAATAGGGCTTCTCCTGGTTGAAGAACGGGTTGTAGTCGAGACGAACGTAGGTCTGCGAGTCGTAGTGGATCGTGCAGATCAACGATTCGTCCCATCCATCCCCGTCGATGTCGAAGTCAAGCCAGAACTCATAGAACTCCATCTGGGTGTTGATGGAGGCCTGGTAGTTCGAGATCTTGTCCATCGCCGCCTGTACACTGTTGACGGGCGGATTGTAGAACCACGCTCCGACCTGCTGCGCATTGGTGTAGATCCCAGCCTTTACGCGGTTCATGAACTGAGGCCAGGTGAGACGTACACGCTCCGCGACCCAGGGGGCACTCTGTATTTCGGGAAATCCTGCTGGGATGAAGAAGTCCCAGAGCCGAACGTGGTCGATCTGCGGGTGGTCGTTGAGCATTATGACGGCCTGTTGCTGCCAGACCTGTCGCTCCATCTCACGCCACTCGTAGACCTTCTTCATGTCTCGGACGTAGCGTTGTTTAATGACGCCAGTGCCGAGCTTGTGCAGTTCGAGAATCCAGTTGCCCACTGGCTTGTACGGCTTGATCTCGTTATGCTGGGCCCACTCCAGGAACTCTTGCGTCGCCGCAGCCATGTCCATGAGCTCTGGGCGCTGGGGCGTTACGCTCCAGATTCCGGGCGGCTCAAAGAGCAGGCCCATCATGCGAGCGTAGAGGGTATCGACGTCCGTTGCTGCAAGAGGGACGACGAGATTTGAGGCACCCTCGAACGGGAAGTTCTTCTTCTCCTCGATCGGCCGAGCACGATAGATGCGCACCCAGGCAACCCACTGGTCTTCGAGGGGCTGACGGTCGCCGAAAGTTCTCTGGAGCTCTTGGATGAGATACCAAAGAAGATTATCAGCTCTACGCTTATCGTACTGGCTTTCTGGAATCACGCAGACCTCATTTCAACACACACTAAGCAACGACGCCAGCCATTTCCGTAAATGCGAACATTCGAGCCGCTGAGTTCGTGTCCATTTTTACAGTGTGTCTTACTTCCTTCGTGGTGATGCCCAGATTCACCGTGGTGTCTCATATTGTCAGCATGAGTACCAAGCTGTAGATGATCAGGATTAATGCACCACGGATGATTGCAGATATGCATTACTTCAGTCTTTTCAGGAATCGGTCCTTTCGTCAGCTCGTAAGCTATACGATGTGCCCAAGAAAGCTTTCCAAAAATCTTGATTTTACCATAACCACCAGAGCGACTTGCAGTCCACATCCAGCAGCCTGTATCAAGTTTTCGGCACTTGAGCCAAAAATCAGCAATCGCTTCTTCGCGTGTACGTGTTCTGGGCGTCATTATTCTTGCGGCTGAGGTCCAGCGAGTTCTTCGATGAGACCCTCGAAGTCACTCACCTTGATCGAGAAGGAGAACCACAGGATCTTCTTCGTGAAAAGGACCCGGTCTTTGTTTGCGAGGTAGTAGGTCCAGATTTCCTTCTCGACATAGGGAGTGGCGGCAGCCACGAGACCACGAATGGCGTCGGTGATTCCGCTACGGGTTGCGGCGGCTGAGACGACGCTCACTGAGGCTCTCCATGGGTGTCGAGGTCGCGACCGAGTTGCTCCGCGCTGAGGGGGATTGGGGAGTGGGAGAGCCACGCGACGAGTGGTGCGGCACCAGCGACGAGGCCGACGACGCCCGCACCAATGGCGCTAGCGTGTGGACCGAGGACCGTCGCGACCTTCTGGATGCACTCAGAGACGTCGGGATGGGAGAGGGTCTCGATGAGCACGCCGAGGCCCACGATCATGCCGCTTCCCGCTGCTGCAGCACCCACAGGTTTTGAGAGAGCCATTAGTCTCGATCTCCATTGTCAGGGCGATTCTTACGACGCTCGTGTCCGTCCCAGAGTACAGACATCTTTCCGTTCAAATCCTCAATGTGACCATCGTGCTTTTCGAGCTTCGCTGTTGTGGCCGTCGAGAAACGGTTGAGTTCAGTTGCTGCGACGACGATGGTCTGTTCGAGCTTTCCGATGAAACGAACGATCTGGACTACACCAATGAGTAGAGGAAGAGAGACGATCATCCCAATCATATCAGCGATCTCGTGGATCGTAGTGACAGGAGAAGAATCAAGCATCAGTTGACGCTCCGTCCATAGCCGGTGAGACCTCTGGAGGACATGAGAATGGTTTCGGCTTCTTCGTCGCTCTCCCGATCAGCAATGCTCTGACCTGTGCCGTAAACGGCGGGGCCGTAGGAACAGGCGTCGATCTCGTCCCAGTTGTGGGCGGCGAGCTGGGGGAAGAGTTGGATCTGAGAGATGAGGGTAACGGCGCTGGGCTGGACATAGAGTCGGCGAGCCTTGAGCGGGGAGTCGAGTGCGGTGCGGATGCGCTTCGCCTTCTCGACGCCGCCGTGGGAGAGGGCCTGGAGTTGGAAGAAGCGTTGTTCGAGCGTGCAACGCTTCTCGAAGTAATACATGGTGTTCTGCTGACCAGCCTTCTCGATCCCGATGACGCGGGGGTTCCAGTACATGGCGGAGTCCCAGATCTCGTCGATCAAGCCATCGGGGCACCAACGGCCGCTCTTGGAGGCGAGGATAAAGATCTGCTCACGAGGAGAGACGCCGTGGACGACGACAGCAGCCTTGTCGGGGGCCATCGGCTCGCCGCCGTTCGGGTCTACCGTAATGACGATGTCGAGCTCCGAGAGGTCCCAGAAGATCGTGAGGCCAGTGATGTGGTCCTCGCACTGGACCCAGCGACGGCCACGCTCCTCGATCAAGGCAAAGGAGCGGAGAAGTCCTCGCCCCCAATCGAGACCGCCCTTGCCGATCGGGTTGTTCATGTAGTCGTGAGCCCAGAGCTCCGGCGAGGTGTTCATGATCTTGTACAGGGACTCGATCGAGAACTTCTCAGGGAAGATCGGGGCATCGTTCTCAATGGGCTCGCGCACAAAGACGGCGAGATCTTCGCCATCGACGCTCATACGATGGGCATAGACGTCAGCCATGGTCTTGCGCGTGCCGTAGTAGTCGATCTGGTCTTCGAGGTTATCGAGGAGCGGGGTCATGTCGTCGCTCCAGGCGATAGCCTTGTTCATCATCGTGTCAGAGTTCTTGTGCTCTGCACCGATGAGGTCGTCGTTCTTAACGTGGTTGAAATGCTTAGACTGGGGGGAACCCCCTGAGCCGGAAGCCGTATAGGTGCTCTCTTTGTAGCCGCGAGGACGGATGATTGACGCAGAGTCTTTAGCCCAGTCAACTCCCTGCCCAGCAAAACGCGGAGGAGTAAGCTCGGGAAAGAGGGCACGGAGCACGTCTCCGGTCTCCCAGTGCTGCTTGAGCTCCTTGAGCATGTCGGCAGCATTGTCGAAGACCTCGTTTTGGATGAGGATACGGACGGAGGGGTTGCAGAGGGAGAGGCGGATGGAGTCGGAGATGGTGCAGATGGTGGTCTTGAGGTGACCCCGAGGCATGAGGAC